GGAAGGCCAAAAGTCGATAAAAAGCCTTTGACACCAAAACAGATGAAGCTTGCTAGAAACATAGCCAGCGGAATGCCTCAGGTTGATGCTTACCGTGATGCTTACAATACAACAACGGACAATAAAAACACGCAGCGCGTGCGTGCTTATCATGAAGCACGTAAAGATAATGTTGCTGCTATGATACAAGAATTGAAAGAAAGAGCCGAGCAAGGCGTTGTTTGGACTCGCCAGATGGCCGCTGAGGCACTGCTAGAGGCAGCCGATATAGCTAGACGCCAAAAGCACTCACAGGGCATGACAGGGGCTTTAAAAGAGCTTAACGCGATGTATGGGTTTAATGAGGCCACAAAGATCAATATCGGTGGGCAGAAAGACAACCCGATCATTGTTGCACCTGATGAAAGGGACCTTTGATGCTTATTGCGTGGACTGATAAGCAAAAACAAGCCTTAAAGCTACTTAGCAGCGATGCAAAGCATGTCATGCTTTATGGTGGCTCACGTTCTGGTAAGACGTTTCTCTTAACGCATACGGTCTTTCTTAGGGCTTTGAAGTATCCGAACACGCGTCACGCGATAATCAGGCAGACACAGACAGCAGCAAGGCGGTCTTTATGGCTTGGCACTATTCAAGATGTGATAGCCAGTCGCTATGCTGGCGTGGCTCTCAAGGTGAATAAGACTGATATGACGGTGACCTTCCCCAACGGTTCTATGATTGAGATTATGGGCGTGGATGAAGGCGCAAAGGAAAAGATGTTGGGGAATGAATACACCACCATATACTTTAATGAATGCTCGGAGATGATGTTCAGCACCGTGTCCTTTATGTATTCACGGTTAAGCCAAAAGAGCGCGGCAAAGAACAAGTTTTTCTATGACCAAAACCCACCGCATATCTCTCACTGGTCTTTCCCGATGTTTGTGCAGGGCATAAACTACTACAACAAAGAAAAGCACGTCACGCCTAGTGATTATGTATCGCTTGTGCTAAATCCCGCCGATAACGTGCAGAACATATCCAGCGACTATATCCAGCAACTTATGGAGAACATGAATGAACAACAAAAACAACGGTTTATCTTTGGCCAGTTTGCAAGTGATCCAGATGAAAAGACGGTGTTCACCAACTGGACTATCAAGGCCTTTGATACTGACCCTGATGCTGTCTTTCAGTTTGGGTGTGACTTTGGCTTTAGTGTAGACCCCACGGTATTGATACGCTGTTACCTGAAAGAGCGCACACTATACATAGACCAAGAGCTTGTGCTTAAGCAGTGTGAGACAATAGACATGCCTAAGATGTTTCTAAGCATACCGGAAAGCCAGCGGTATATCATTGTGGCTGATTCATCACGTCCTGAGACCATATCGCATTTAAAGCGGCATGGGTTCCCTAAGGTGATGCCAAGCCTCAAGGGCAAGAATAGCGTGATTGAGGGTATAGAGTTGCTGAAGGGATACAGGATTGTTGTACATCCACGATGCGAAGAGACGATAAACGAACTGTCCTTTTATAGCTATGCCACGGATAAAGACAGCGGGAAGGTGTTGCCAGAGCTTGAGAAGAATCAGGCAGATCATTGTATTGACGCCTTAAGGTATGCGTGCGAAGGATTTAGTAAGGTGGCATCACGTCGGATGCAATATGCAGCCCCTAGTAGGAGGATGATGGTTTAATGGCTAAGTTAAAAGATGATGATGTGATTGGTATTGTGCAGTCCTATTGGGGTGATATTGGGCAGTATAACACCGAATTGACTAGAGAGAGAACGTTAGGCCTTAAATACTATAACCGTGATTTATTTGGCGGTGAAAAAGAGGGATGGAGTGAGTTTGTATCCTCTGATGTCTTTGATGCTGTTGAGTGGACGTTAGCAGAGTGTATGGATATATACTTCAGCACGTCACCCATTGGATCGTTTGTGGCTGAGAACATGAACGATATACAAGCGGCGGAGCAAGAAACCAAAATGGTGAAAACCATTATCGAGGAACAGAACAATGGGTTCTTGTTGTTCTATACGTGGCTGAAGGATGCTTTGATTCAAAAGAATGGGATTGTCAAAGTTTATTGGGACGATGTCGTCAACAAAGAACGCGAAACGTACAAGATGCAATCGTTTCAGGCGTTTACCTTTTTGATGAATGATAAAGACGTAGAGGTTAAGGCGGTCACGGCGTTTCTTGGTGAGCAAGAGTTATCTATGGATGAAATTCAGATCATGCCGCCTGAGATGGTGATGATGGCGCGGTTTGATGTGGATTGTGTCAGAAAAAGTGATGTGTCTCAGGTTCGCATTGAATGCATACAACCTGAAAACTTTTACGTGGATAAGACGCATTCAAGTTTAAATCTTGATGATGCTATGTTTGTGGCGGAGCGTGTGTTTGCGCGTCGCTCTGATTTGGTGGCGGCTGGTTATAGTTTAGAGAAGATTGAGCGTGTTCCTAAGACAACGATTTTGTTTAATTCCGAAGAGGAACGGGCGAGAGATTCTGATCGTTTAAATTCGTTTCAGAATGTTGGAGCAGGCGATAAAAGCACGTTTACGGATCGCGTTGAGATTATGGAGACATACTTTCGTGCAGATGTTAAGAACAATGGGGATATGCGGTTATATCGTGCCATTGTTGGTGGAACATTTGGTTATGGACAAACTGGGAATGGTGTGACTGTGGTGTTGGAATGTGAGGAAACGGATTCGATTCCTTACTGTGCATTGTCACCGAACATTGTGCCTCACAGGTTTTGGGGTATTTCCAAGTATGACGAGATTGGGGATATTCAGCGGTATAAGAGTACGTTGTTGCGTGGTACGTTAAACAACATGATGCAGCACAATGCGCCCGTAACGATTGTTCCTGATACGACGGGATTGGATACAAAGATGCTGGCGGATGCTGATCCAGGGGGTGTGATCCCAGCGGCAAATACGGATGGCATATTGCCGTTGAATGTAGAGTATGTGGCGGACAAGAACATACCTATATTGGGGCTGTTGGATGAGTTAGCGGAGCGTCGAACGGGTATATCGAAGGTGACGCAAGGATTGGATCCAGCGGCATTATCGGAGAGTACGCAGTTTGTGGGCGCAAGTATTTTGAATGCGTCTCAAAAGAAGTTAAAGAACATTGTGCGTATCTTTGCTGAGACTGGCATTAAGTCTTTGTATTTAAAGACGCATGAGTTGCTCAGGAAATATGCTAAAGATTCTATGATCTTGCGTGATTCGGGTAAGTATTACGAGGTTGATCCTAGGGAATGGAGAAAGCGGAAGTCTTTTGACATTACGGTGGGCACGGGTCGGACGGACAAAGAGGCGAAGGTTTTGGCGTTGCAGGGTGTTTTATCGTTGCAGCAAAACATAGCGGCGCAGGGTTTGATGAACAATCCTCTCTTAACGCCTCAGCATTTGTACAGGACAATGTCGGAGTTGGTGACGTTGTCTGGTTTGGGTGATGTAGAAAAGTATTTTGCGAATCCTGATGAGTTTCAGCCTGCGCCACCGCCGCCTGAACCTATGGATAAGGCGATGGACATTGAAGAAGGAAGAGTAGCGGCGGATGCGGCTTATAAGGCAGGATCGTTACAGGTTGAAGTCATGAAAACCCAAATCTCTCTTCAGAAGCTGGAACTTGAGAAAGCCAAGTTACTGATGGAACAGGGCAGACAGGTTGCGCAGGAAGAATCAAATCGTGCATTGATGATGGCTGAGCCGCCAGAGCAAGAGGAAGAAAAAAGTGATGATTCTGAAAAAGAAAGCAATATGGAAAAGCAGATGGCATCTGTAAGTGAGGCTATTTCAAAGATTGGGGATGCCATTAAGGAGTTTTCGACTGCAAGTACGCAAAACACGCAGAGTGCTTTATCTATGATACAGAAGCCAAAGCGTATTGTCCGTGAGAATGGTCGCGTTACGCGCATTGAAACAGAGTAGCCTTTTAAAATGTGGTCAAATCAGTATTGGGCAAAAACATACTGGGCAGGAAACTACTGGACACCGGCCATTACATCACCAAGCGTGCCTTCTATCGGTGGCGGCACATTGGAGATCAGAAGAAAAAGACGATGGGAAAAAGAAAAAGAGGTTCTTAAGTTTAGTCTTCGCAAAATAGAAGATCAAGAGTTACAAAGCATTGGACAAAAAATCATTGCTTTTGAGCAGCCAAAGGTTAAAAGGGTTGTCAGAAAACTTATTGATTATTCTCAAAACATTGAAAAGTTTAAAGTTTTAGACTTAGAGATTAAGCGGTTAGAGAAAGCATTAAAAACGCAGCAAATCCTTGAGGCTAAAGAAAGGCAAAAGCAAAAGGAATTACAGGATGCTTTGATGGCCCTTAAAGCTCTTTTAAAAGAAGATATGGAAATTATTGACATTTATTTGGAAATAGAACAAAAAGAAACAATGGCACTACTAAGTGCTATGAGAGTTATACTTTAGAAACGGATTGTATGGATTACGTTGCACTGTCAGATAAGGCTATGAAGGCAAGGGAGTTGTTAGATTGCCCTGTGTTTAAGTCTATCCTTACGGATGCGCGTATGTCCCTTGTGGATCAGATGATGTCATCAAAGCCCGAAGAAACCGTCCTTAGAGAATCTTTTTATGCAAGGATCAAAGGCCTTGAATCAATTAACTTGATTCTTCAGGGAATTATTAATAAACATAATTTAAGCAAAGGTTAACATTATGTCCACAGATGCTTTTATTGAAGCTTACGAAAAAGTAAAGAGTGCAGAAGCTGCGGCTGTTGAGCCGGAAAAGGTTGTTGAGCCAGCAACCGAATGGGTTTCTGCGGAAGAAAACAAAGAGCAAGACGTGGCTGCGGAATCTTCTGAAGCCCCTGAGGAGCTTGTGGTTGAGGGTTCTAGCTCTGATGATTTGATAGAGTTTCAGGTTGGTGAAGAAACGAAGAAGGTGCCATTGAGTGAGTTGGTGGCTTCTTATTCGGAGAAGCAGCAGCCTAAGGATGTTGGGTTGCCGCAGGATATTTTGGACATGAAGCAGCAGCTGATTGAAAAGCTGGATGTGATG